AGCAGCCTGCCCAGGATTGACGGCATATGCAGTCGTTGCGAACGACACACTGCCAGACACCTCACCAATGTACTCATCTTCCTCGATCACCTGAGAGCGACGGGTTGTGGAGTAATTGGAGACACCTGAGCCGAGGCCCAGGCGATTGTTGCCAGGCCCAATAGGAGCCAAGGCGAACTTATTGCCTTTGCGAGCCTTCTTCTTCTTCTTTCCAGCCACCGGTTGAGGGTTGCGAAAGAGGGGAGGACGCATAGGTCTTGCTTGTTGCTTGTTGGCACGCTTCGCAGCTCGACGAGCTTTGGCAGCGGCAGACTCTCGGCATGTTAATCACGAGAGATTGTTTCACTTCGTCGTGACTTTGTTGTTGTTGAGAGAATTTAAAAGGGCGCTGGGCCTTATGCGCCACCCGAGAAAACTCATACTCTCCAGCAAACATAGGGAGAGGCTCATCATACGTGGCTTCACTGCCACAATAGAGTGCCTCAATCCACACGTCGGACTTCCAAACATTTCGAATTTCTTTCATCGAGACAGGCTCAGAACCTGAACGCTCAACACTTCCGTACATTTCAGCACGGTGGTGGGTGTTCAGATATTCGATATATCCGGACAGCACGCGCCTACACTCCTTGTTCCCATAGGAATCAAGTCGCAGGGCGCATGCACGCAACAAGTGCCATCGAGGGTCATCGACAACACTACCAAAACACAGAGAGCTCAAAACTCGTTCTGTTTCTGGCACAGGAAGCCACAAACCCAGCTTGTTGTCCCAGCCAAAGCCGTTAGACAGGAACATTACTTCCGAAAGAGGACGCGCCTCTTCACAAGGGGTTTTTGTTGTGACTCCAATGGCGGACCACACACGCGCAATGTTGGCTGGAGTAAACCAGCTCTTACATTCGTCGCTCACAGTATATGTGTTGTCATCACCATTCAGTGCAGCCTCAACGTGGTTCTCGAAATCACTCCGAGATGTCTCACGCCCCTGCTCCTCGCACAATACCAACCAGGCATATGCGAAGAGTCGATACAAAATCATGGTGTTATCCACGATCGTGTTAGAGGACCCACTGGGATTACCAGTGTGCTTCTGCACAAGCTCCCCATTCTCCATAATAACCACTGAATGAACAATGGCATCATAGATATTAGAGAGTCGTTCGTACATCTCATCCGTCTGGTCCTCATCACGAAGAAAGGACCATCGAATATCGCGTTGACCATACATGGCCTGAGCAAAGAGGCTAGCATCAAAGCTGCTCTCGTCTAGCTCATACGCGTTGGGATGCACATTCAGTCGGCGATAAAG